GCGGCATCGACGATCGAATCGGCGGCCGGGGAATCCGCCAGGCCCTGCATCGTGTCGTGCAGGTTGCGACCATCGCTCGCGAGATCGGCGCCGCGGGCATCCTTGACCGCCTGATACACGGTGCTCACGTCCTTCTGCGATTGCTTCGCAAGGGCATCGGCGCCGTTCATGATGACCATGCCGCGCCCTTCCTGGGTACCACCGCCGAAGGGTGCCCGCTGCATCTGCAGGCCCTTCGAGAGCGCCGCATCATTGCCCTCATACACGCGGCTCAATTGGTTCCCGGTCTGCGAGAGTTGCTCATCCGGGGATTGTGCGAGCTTCTGCAGGTTGCGCTCGCGCGTCCACTGCGCGGGGTCCCGCGAGACCATCGAGGAGGTCGGTTGTAGATTATTCGCCAGCAAATTGGCCTTGCGAGCGAGCGATGCGGCATCAAGCTTGCCGGTGGCGGTGACCATCTTCTGCCCTTCTGCAATCAGATCGCGCTGCGCCTCGGCACCAGTCTGCCCCGTGGGCAGCGCCGCGTTCGGCGGGATCGCGGAGATCTCCGGCGCTTCGTTGAGCACGCGCGCGGCGGAATTATTACCGGCGAGGTTGGCGACGGCGCCCGCGGTGCGGCCCTTGACGGCATTGAGCGCAGTCACGAGCTTATCGCCCACCACTCCCGCAACCGGCGCCGCGACGCCACCCGTCCCTGCGCCCACGAGGGTATTGACCAACCGATCCTTGGTGCTCCCGGTCTCCGTGGGCTGCGCAGCCGCATCGATGCCGCCAGCAAGCGCTCCGGCCGCAGCTCGGCCGAGCATCGTCGCACCGCCGGCCGGAAGGGCCATTAACGGCACCGACATTGCCGCAGATCCGCCCAAGCTTGCCCAGTCGATGCCAGCCTTCGGCCCGCGGCCTTTCTGGTAGTCGCCTTCCTCGTTGTTCAACTGGCCGGTGAAGTCTTTGAGGTCCTGCGCAGATTTATCGCTCGGCGCGATCTTGTTCTTGAGTTCCAGGAACGCTTGATGGATACCGCCGACCGTGCGATCGGCACCATGGCCGATGCGCTCGAGCACGTTGGGTGCCTCTTGCTGGGTCGCCCCGTTCAGTTTCGCAAGAATGGCGGGGTCAGTGACCTGCGTGCCATTCAATTGCGAGAGGATGGATGGGTCGGTGACTGGCGTGCTCACTGTTGATGCCACCCGTCAGGCTGGCCGGTGAGATTGATGTACGTCGTGCCGTTGATGACCTTGGTCGTGCCCGGCGAGAAAGCTGGCTTACCGGCCGGCGGGTTTTTGATATCGCTCGCGGTGGCGATGGGGATCTGGGCGGCCGGCGAGGAATTAAGGCCTCCCGTGGCAATCTTCTGGCGCGTCTGCTGGTTATAGAACGCCGGGAAGTCGATCGCGTAGCGCCCCGGATCGTTCTTCGGGTTCGCCGTGAATTGCTGGAATAACTGCTGCTTATCCAGGGTCTGATCGAACCCTTTGTCCATGAAGTTCATGGCCTTCTTGATGCCGGTCGAACTCATCATCCAATTCGGGTTGTTCGCGAGGTAGACCTTAAATTCCTGCTGGGTCACCTTGTTGGTCATCTGCTTCGCGGCCTCGGCGGCTAAATTCGCGGTGCCCTTCTGGAAGGCCTGCGTATCGCCCACGTTCATGCCGCTGAATTGCGTCACCTTGTCCTCGGGCACGCCCATCGCCTGCGCGATAGAGCCGATCGCCTGAAGAACAGGGGCGCCCGCGCCCGGCGTGAAGCCTTGAAGCAAATTGCCCATCTCGGAGAGCGTGCGCTTGCCCTGGAGGGCATTCTCCGCATCCGCATTGACCTGGGTCGAATAGTCGGTCGCGGCCTTGCCTTGAGCGCCCTGGAAGGCGGCGCCGGCGGTCGTCTGCCCGCCCCCGCCATCGGCGCCCGTCGGGATCGCGCCTTGCTGGCGCAGCGCCGGCGGCGTCGTGTACGCGAACGTGCTGCGACCTTGCGAGTCCTTCACCTCGTGCGGCGTTTGCGACTGCGTGGCCGCGGTGTTGGCCGCGGTCGTTTGCGCCATATTCGCGCCCAATCCACCGACCGGCGCCGCCTGCACATTGCCGGTGGCATCGAGCCCGAGCGTCGATGAGCTGCCGGGAACAACCGCGCCCTTCAAGGAATCGGCCATCGCCATGGTGCGACTCTGTTGCGAGGTGATGCCGCGATAGATGTCGTTCTTTTGCTGATCGGTCCAGTCGTAACGCTTAGCGACTGCCTCCAAATACTTTGGCACCCCCATCTGCACCGCCATCGTGCGATCGCGCGAGGGATCGCCGGTGAGGGAGGGAACGCCGCCCGGCTGTTGCGGCTGCGGCGCTTGACCACTTTGTGGCGGCAACGCGATGCCCGGCGCGCTTTGATTCGCGCCCGAGATTGCGGCGGTCAGTTGCGCGACTTTCGGGTCGACGGGAGGCTGCCCCGGTGGCTGCGCGCCCGGAAACATCGCATTGAATTGATCTGCTTGGCCTTTCGCGAATTGCTTCTCACCGGTCAGCGCGTCATTGTTCGCTTTCCCGGCCAGCAGCGCACTCGCCAGCGCCGAGACATTCTGGAGCGCACCGCGCTTCGGGACGACGCGCATGGAATCCCAGTTCTGCGGCGTCTCATTCGACTGTTGAAACGCGCCCATCAATTGCTGCGCAATTTGCTGCTTGCGCTGTAAATCCAGATAGTCCGGATACTGCGACGGATCAATGGGCGGGGCAACGTTAGCCACGAATCACCTTAGACATTTTGCGCGCCCGGGAGAGGCTGCTGTTGCATCATCGGATTGGTCTGCTGTAGCGCCGGATTCGCCTGCTGAATCGGCGGCGGCATTCCCGGTAATTGGGGCTGGGGCGGCTGGCCTTGCAGCGCCTTCATCAGCATCAGTTTTTGCATCACTTGCGCACCGATGCCGACGGGCGTTGCGGTACTGCCCTGCATTTGCGGGGCGGGCCCGCCCGCCCCTTGCGGCTGCTGCAATTGCTGCGAAAGGAGTTGTTGCATCGCTCCGGGGTCCATGCTCATGAGTAGCTCGCTTTGATGTCACGTAAGGGGGCCAAATCGCGGTGTAGGGCCTGCTGTAGATCGGAGAGCACGCCTTGCACGAAGGCATGCTTCTGCGGGTGATGCTGGCGCATGTAGTCGAACTTGCCGACGTTCTCGTTCAAATACGCGGAGCAGTTCCAGCAATCCAAGCCGGTGTTCATGTTGGCGTAATTCGCCGGCAGCGCGACGCCGCGGGAGGCGAGATACTCGATCACGTCCTGATCGGTCCAGTCTTCCAGCGGAAACTCATAGCGCACGCCCTCGATCACGGTGCCGCTCGCAATATTGCTTTTGCGCGTATCGGCCTTTTTCTGACCACGGATGATGACGGTCGCGCCCATGGATCTCATCGCGCGCTGCGTCGGGCCCCACAAGGCACTGCCGCAGCAGGCGTAGCGCGATTGGAACATGCGGCCCCGCGCGCCCTCGAACTGCTGTCCGACATCGGTTGAGGCAATGGGGAGCACGTCGACCGGGTAGCCATTCTGTTCGATTGATTGCTGGCTCTGGATTTCGACGAAATGAGGCACTAGGGCCTTAATTTCGTCCATCTGCTTGAGAGTCTCCGGAAAGGCCGCGCCGGTGTTGACCCAGGCCACCGTCGTTTCATCCCACTGCGGCTCGCACAAATAGAGACAGGCCAAGCTGTCCTTTCCGCCGGAAAACTGTAGGACGCGCATCAGAAGTACATCGCGGCCATGGCGGCCAATGAGCCGATGGCACTCGTATTCGCATTGTTGGTCGCGGTGTTCGCGTTGTAGCCGGCGAGCGCGCCGGAATACTGCTGACCGAACGCTCCCGAGATATCGGGGGTCGCCGCGCTGACGCTGCTACTCGGATTGCCGGTCAGCGCCTCATACTCGGAGATCGGCGCACTGCGCACCGCCAGTTGATTCTGTAACCCTTGCGACCCTAAGCCAAACAATCGCGATTGCTCCGCGCCGCCGCCGGTAATGGCGGAATTGATGGTCTGGTTATCGGTAAACGTATTCTCGCGACCCTGCTGATCCTTGGCTTGTTGGTACGCCGCTGATCCCGGCATGATGCCCTGGTTGGCCAATTTCGAATCGAGTTGCTCGGCCGCTAAATCCTGCTGCGGCTTGATGTACGCCTCTTGCTGGTTGTAGAGGGAGTTCCGGGTCGTCGCGAGATCCTGCGTCGTGCTCGGGCCACCCGGCATGCCCGCAAGACCCGTGGTATCGATCGGGGAGGCCAGCATGTTGTTCGCCCAGGGCGTGAGCGATGTCTGCTGCGAATACTTGGGCGCCCCTGATCCACCCGTGGCGGACCCTGTTCCCGTGACGCCGCCGCCGGGAATCTGAACCCCGCCGAAATTATAGCCCGGCATGCTGCCGCCGCCAAAACCGTAATAGCCGCCGCCGAGGTTCGAGGGCAGTGCATAGGAGCCAGACGGCGCGGCGCTATCATTCCCGGTGACGCTCCACGTATTCGAGCCCAAGGGGTTCGATGAATTGGTGCGATTGAGCGCGGCGTTGTAATTGGCCGTTCCTGTGTCGAGGCCGTACTGAGCCTGCGCTTGTGTGTACGGATCAACGGGGGCGGGAGCGGAACCGGAGGATTTGCAATTGGCGACGGGGCCGGAATATTCGAACGAGTCTTGCTCGATGACTTCGCAGGTTTCCCAGTCGATGATTCCGCGGGTGATGATCTTCACTTCGGACCCCAGGCGAGGAATCGACACTCACGCTTCAGAAGTCCCATGGCAATCACGTCCTCACCGTTGACCGCAGATTCACGCAGCCGCCCTTCCTGTTTGAAGCCCATGCGCGTGCAGAGATTGATCGACTTCACATTGCTTTCCTCGATCATCGAGCCAATATGTCGGCATTTCCATGCCACGAAAGGATTGTAGAAAATCGAATACATGAACCGCCTCGTTAGGGGTGCATCGGCTGCAATCGAAGCGAAGACGTTCCCGGGGCTGTAGTTCGTATAGACGACGCCTGCGGTCAATTCCCCGTCGACTTCCCAGCCGATCGCCCGCGGCTCAGAGCCCCAGCCGGCGAAATGTTCAATGCGCGCCTCGCACCAATCCGCCACGCGCTGATGCTCGGTGAAGATCAGCCTAGAGCGTATTTTCTCGCCGGAGTTTCTAATGTCTTTTTTAGGGACCATTTGTAGAAGAACAGCCGTCTCGCGAGAGTGCATTTCTTCATCCCTAATTTCTGCGCCCATTCAGCCAGCCTTAGGCTTTCGCCATTGAACTCATAGGTGGGTCTATTCTTCGTCGTACTGCCGTCGAATTTCACATGACATGAAACGCAAAGGCGCTTCCAGTCAGATCGATCCCGTTCATATTTGCCACTGAGATTGGCCCAGTGATATCGCCTCGGATTCTTATCCGATAGACCGCAATTCTCGCAAAGCGTCGGCCGCCCGAATAGCTTGGCTATCCAGGTATGTTTCGCCCGGTAACCGGCGGCATCGCCTTTCCATTTCCCGTGAGTTTTTCCTCTGGGCCGATTTGCAGGGTCCCTCGCTTTTGCAGCGGCGGACATATTGGCTCTCGTGCTTGGTGTGTAACGGCGCATATCAACTCTCCCTATGAAAGCCGATATTCTACATTACAACGGACCGCCCTCCTCATACATATAGTCTATCGACTGCCACTGAACGGCAATATTGTTAACTTGGAACGCGATGCGTCCGCTTGCTGCGTAGCCAATGCCGGTGACTCCTAGCCAATTCTTGACTTGCAGGTAGGGAATGGTTCCACCCCAGGGGGTCGTATTCCAGGGGCTCGTATTCCAAGGCGCCGTGAGCCCTGAATTGAAAAATGGCGACGCATTGATGACGTCTTCGAAATCGATATTGAGCGTGATGGGCGGAATGGTTAAGGGCGCACTTGAGCGAAAGATCGGCCGCGCCATCAAAAACCGCTTCTCGGTCATCGACTCGAAGTAAGAGAACGCGGGTTTCCCATCCACTGCAATCGCCGCGCCGGAATCGCTCAGCCCCACGTCGGCCAAGTAGAGCGCGCCCAACCCGCCGAAATAGAGCGAGTCTTGCTGCACTTCCCAACAATTCGCATTCCAATTGACGAACCGGCACCAGGCGTTCGAGGTCGAGACCGTATTCATCACCCACTGATGGGCGGTTTGGTCCGCGACCTCGGGCACATTCAGGATGAGCTTGTTGCCGAGCGGGTGCTCGATGCACTGCCAGCCGAAATTATTCCCGTACGCCGTCGCATCGCTGCTGATCGCATTGATGATCTTGTTCGTCAAGAGCGCATCGGGCTGCGAGCGATCGGTCAACAGCGCTTTGCTCAATGGTGCAAGTCCATCGGTGCAAATCACGAGCACATCGGAGCCATATTTCGTGATGCAGCGCCGGCCCAAGGGGCGCCCGATCCGAAAGACACCGACCAGTGACCAAGTCGCCACCGCGCTTGGGTCATAGCCCTGATAGATCGCAACCTCGCCCTCACTCGTGATGAAGGCGGCGTAGTCATTGATGCCTGACACGTTATCGATGGTCCATGTGGCCATCTGCATCAGGTAGCCGCCCATCTTGAAGATCTGCCCCAAGGGCAGCATCGTGAGCGCGCCCTGAAAGGCGCTGATCCCGGTGTACCAGGCATTCATCGAATTATTCTCGATGAACCACAGCCGCTGCTTGAACACTGTGACGGTGATCAGATTCGAGATCACGAGCGCGAGGCTGGTAAAGCTATTCGTGCCCGATAAGGTCGTGGTCGACCAGCCGCCAATCGTCTGCACCGTGGTCGAAAATCCTGACCCGCTCCCGCCGATACTCGCCGCGGTCGCTGAGAGCACATTGCCGACCACATAGCCGGTCCCAGGCGCGGTGATCGTGACTGAGGTCACTACCGCACCGGCAACCACGATCGTCGCCTGTGCGCCCGTCCCTGCGCCTCCCGTCAAGGGAACCGCGGTATAGGTGCCGTTGGTATAGGCGCCGCCGCCGACCAGCGTCGTCAGGAGCTGCACCCCGCCTTGCGTGGCGCCGTCATAGCGCAAGGGCGAATCCGTCCCATCGACCATCATCAGCACATTGCCGCCGCCGGCATTGAACATGGCGTGTTGCCAGCGACTGCTCGCCAATGCCGAGACAACCGCCGCGCCCACTGCGCCCTGAGCCGTCGTATCGAATATCTTGCCGCCGGCGACCGAGAAGAGCTTGCGCGTCGTCGTGCCGTTATAGGCCGCTGCGGTTTCGACCGCTGAGACCATCCCCGTCGCCCAGGTCTGCGAGCCATTGCGGACAGCCACATAGGAGGGCGTCGGGAACCAGTTGTCCAAGAAAATCGCATCGGTGGCCGGCATGCTCGCGAGCGCATCGCGCGCATTCACCCCGCCTGTGGGTGCCATGACCGACTTGATGACAGCCGTCTGCTGGCGACTCTGCGGCGAGGCGCGACGGGCGATACCGATCGCCATTTAGTGATTCCACGATCCGGCGGGTACCCAGATGCCCGGCGTGAAGTCACCCTGCGAGCCAGCGAGGTTCAATGTCGGCTTCGAGGCATCACGGGTGGTTGCATCCGCAATGGCGGCCTCGGCCTTGTCAAAGTCCTCATCGTAGGCCAGGCGCTTCGTCTGCTTGTATCGCCAGATGGCATCTAAGGTGATGATTCGTTCATCGAGAATACTTAAGTCCGTATCGACCAGATACGCGGGCTGCGCGCCGATCGTCGTGCCAGTGACGGCCACCCAATATTTACTCACCCACTCAAAGAAGATCGCATCCCCGACGGCGGGCGCCGGGATAAAGAGCACCTGATTGCCGCGGATACGGTATTGCGTCCACGGCCCGTTGACGAACTGCGCCTTCAGCTGCTGCCATTCGGCAGGATCTTTGGGGCCAAACACGGGCCGTTTGGTCGATCGATCCCACATCGTCTCATTCAGCACCCAGCCAAAATCAGGCCCCGTCTTGGCTTGAATCGTCCCCTGCGATTCGGTCGCCACCGTCGTGAAGGTCGCTTCCTTGGTAAGCGCCTGCCAGTCGTAGCGGGCCGCTAATTCCTGCCCGGCCTCGTTCACGAAGCCGATAATCTGCTGGATATTCTGATCGTTCGACGCCACCGCCACGATCGGCACGGTCACGCCCACTTTGAGCGCGACCGTTTTGACGATATCCAGCAGGGGCATTTACGCAGCTTCCTTACGGGGCCGTCCGGGGCCACGCTTCGGCTCATCCGTCTCGCGCTCCTCGAGCCGAGCTTGCAGGCGGTTCAATTGCTCCGCTTGTCGATCGATGATCGCTTTCAAATCATCGATCTTGACGTTCGCATCGGCCAAGGCTTTGGTGTTGATGCCCTTGTCCTTCGCCTCATTGATCCAGCCGCGCGCCATATCGCGCAGGTACCGGCCATCCATGCCGATGACGCCTAAGTTCGAATCGGGATATTCGGCCAAATCCTCCACTATCGTGATCCCGACACTGATTAGGCGGGTGATTTGCGCCCGGGTCGCCATCGCCCAGGTTTTTACCGGCGTGCCTTCCCGGGGTAATTCGTTGCCCTTCTGCCATTCGGAGAATTGCAATTCGAAGTGGTTCTTCCATTCGATCGAATATTCCCCGCGCAGCGCCTTTTGCTTGATCTGCTCCAGCCATTCGGTGGCGGGCTTCTCGTGCTCATCCTTCGAGCCGTGCGAGGTGATGCAGGCCATCACGACGACCCGCGGAACGGGCCGGCCGGCGGCCTCGGTCGCCTTCGGATCAATCCCCATCTCGCGTTCTTCGAAGCGTACAAAGGGCGGGCGTTTATCCAAAATTGAAATCATAGGGTTCTCCTATTGAAGAAATGGGCGCCGATGTGCGCGCCCGAGGGGGATCAAGCAGACTGAGAGGCGATGTAGATCAGCGGCGTGACGCAATACACTTCGACGTAAGGCGTCGCCGTTGCCACGCTGTAGCCGGCATTGGCGCCCAAGGCGTTGATGATTGCGCCGGGCGGCGGATACACCAAAAGAGCATTTGCCCCCTTGTTGTAGATATTCACCGAGTCCCCGGGATTCATCGCCGGTAACACCGTGCCCGTGCCCGCCCCTACCGTGGTGAAGTAATTGACGTCCGCCGGCAATGCCAAGGCATTTGCTTGCGTAGTGCCCGCGGCAGTCAAGCCATTGGCGACGGTGCCCTGAATCGCCGTGGCCTGCAGGGCAGAGAGCCCTGCGACCACCAAGCGCTGTTGGAGTGCCATAACTTATCTCCTAGTATTTCGTGATTGAAAAATTCTGGCTCGATATCTGGCGCCAGCATCGCGTACACATTGTCTGCACTCGCGCCTACCATTCGGCTTCACATAAAGATTTTCGCCGGAATATGAATGCCCCTTCGGGCAATGAGTGATCAGAGCACCTCTCGCGCGACAAACCTCTGCGTGCCTACCTCGTTTGCAGTTTTCCGAATGTGTTACCGGCTCCAAATGCTCCGGGTTCACACACAAAGATTGCTTGCAAAGATGATCTAATTCCAAACCGCGCCGGACTTTCCCGTAGGTAAGTTCGTATGCGATTTTGTGGGCACATCGGTCTTTGCCGTGATAAGAAATCACGCCATATCCGCGACCCTTTGCAGCAAACCAAATCCAGCAGTTGCTAGTCGGATCAACCGAATATTTGGCATGAAATCGAGTCCAAAAATCCTTCATAAATCCCCCTGTGATATGACTGCTACATCATGCCACAGGGAGAGTTAGCTCACTATGTTATCGCGCCCTGCGCGATCGGATTGTTGAGAATGCCGGAGCCAAAACCGGTGTACGTCCCGGTCACAGTCACGGAGCCTGTGGCGGTTGCCGTCTTGTCGAACGTGCCGATGGCCGAGCCCATGTAAATGCGCTTGCCGTCCGGATCCAAGCCCGCGACCACCGTCGAGGCCGGAATACCGGTACCCGACAAGGCCGCGCCCAGGAAGAATCCGTCATAGCCCTTGGAGGCGAACAGGATACCGCCGCCGTTCTGCGTATTCGCGACGACGGTCACCGTGCCGGTGGCCGCAATGCGATTGCGCACGTTGAGCAATTGCTTGCCCGCCGAGTTGGTGCCGGCAATACCGGCCGCGCCAATCCCGATGGCTGCATCTGCGGCAACCGTCGCATTGGTCGCATACACCGCGCGTCCTTCGGTCTGGGCCCAGAAGAAATTGCCCGAGGCCGCCGGATACATGGCAACGCCAAACGGAAAGCCCTGGTTCGCGGTGTTCGGTAGGAGTGCGGCGTTGTATGCCTCATCCCACATCACGAGCGAGCCCTTGGCGACGACGCCAGCGCTTTTCAAGTACACGAATTTACCGGTGCCCCAAAAGGGATCGGTGGCCGTGACCGTCATGCCCAACGGCTGACGCTGCACGGTGTCGGAGACGAACCAGTCATTGAATGGCTGAGTCCCCAGAGTCGGTGAAACTGAAGCAAACATAATTTTCTCCTTAAGCCTTGAGGACGCCCTGAAGCGACCGATTCGATGTGACGACGTTGCCCATCCACAGACACGGGATCACGACCGCATCTTGGTTGACGCTTTTCAGCTCATCCATGATCGTCATGTTCGCGTCGCGATGAACCACGACTTCGAGATATTCCGTGTTGACGAAATAGCCGTGCACCGCGGGGATACCGCCCGAGGAGTCGAAGAACACATCACAGCCCTTGTACTTCATCGAAATGAAGCCCGCATTGGCGTCCGATTCCGGCGCACCGTTGTCGGTCGAGGTGTAACGCTTCAACGAAGTTTGGCTCTGCTCGAACATCGTGAACAGGTCATCCGAGAACACCGCGACATCGGGCATATCGGTGCCGCGCGTCAACTTGATGTAGAGCGCGAGCATCAATGACTCGATGGTGGAAGGGCCCAAGGTGAGCGCGGAACCACCCTGCAAAGGCGCCGCCGCCGATTGCACGATGTTCTGCCAGAAGGGGAAGGTTGAGGAATTGATCTGCCCGACCGTGCCCGTCCCGGTGTCGGAAATGAGCGCCTGGAGACCGTTGATCTGGTTCGCCGCGGTGCCGTCCGAATAGAGATCGGTCGACAGGCCGTTCTTGAACGAGTTCATGGCGTTACGAATTTTTGCTTTCGTGAAGTTGATGATCCGCGACTCGCCCATGTTGGTGCGCAGCTCGAGGCCCGAAGCCGCGACGTTCACCGCCACTTGGCGCCACGGATACTCGGCCGCCGTCAACACGTCGACCGCGTTGATGTTCAAGGCGTCATAGCCGCTGTAGCGCTGGTAGGTTGAGTTGGAGGCGTATTCCAACGGCGTGACGATCGACAGTCCGCCATCCTCGGTGCGGATGCGGCCCTTCTTGGTCAGCCGGCGAAAGAGGGCGTTATGTTTCGAGACGTTGTCCGCGACTTCCGATTCGTGCTTGCGGTAAGTCGTCGCGGCCAATTCGGACCAGGCCGTGAAAATTGAACTGATGCCAGCTGGCATGGGAATCTCCTAAATGGGTTTACGTGATGAGTCCGAGTTCGCGTGCGGTGTTCGTAATCGTCTCGTCCATCGTTCCGGGCTTACCGGGCGAGGGAGTCGAGGCGCGACGCGCCACATTCACGCTGCCCGCTCTCTTTGCTTCACGCACCCGTAGCTGGTTATCAGCTAGGCGTTTCGCCTCGAGGTCGGTTTGCTGCTTCTGGTTGAGCAGCACGCGGATTTCGGGGTGAGCCCAAATCGCGCGGTCATAGGCGGCATCCAGTGCTTGCCCATGGGTCAAGGTCGGATCGTTCTGGCGAATCTGCGGGACCAACGCCGACATCTCGTTGATCACATCGCCCAAATACTCGCGCTTGGGGTTTCCTTGCGCGTCCTGCTCATTCATCCACCGGGTCACGGTGGATTCTGTTTCCTGAGCTTCGCGCTGGGTGCGCTGCTGCTCTTGTCGCTGCTGATGCGCGAGGAGTTGATCCACGCGCGGGTCGCGAAACTGTTGCGGCTGCTGCTGGGGTTGCCCCTGCTGCTCAACCGCGGCTTGCGTGAGGTAGCGCAGGTCAATCCCGAACTGCTGCGCGATCTCGGCGACGGCCTGGTATTTCTGCTGCACGGAGCCGGTGCGAAAGATCGCCGCCGTGCGAAAGAGGTCAGCGACCGCCCGCTCCGGCGTGCCGCCTTCCGCCTCGATGAGCATGCGATACGGCTCGATGACCGTGCGCATGTTCTTGCCCATGGTCGCATCGGGGAGCAATTGCGCCTGGCCGTTCTGGAAATCGGCTTCGCGGCGGTGAATCTCGGCCTTGATCGTCGGCGGGAGCTTGTCGTACTCAGCCCGGGCAGTCGGCTTCCAGGTCGAGGGCGCGCGGTTGATGTCGCGAGCTTGGGGCGTGTCGGTCGACGGCTCCGGCGTTGCCTCGGCTGCACCCTCTTTGGAAGGCGCGGTACCAGGGTCCTTGGCAGCGACCGGAGTCGGCTTCTCGACAACCTTAGCAGCTTTCTCTTTCGGCTCAGCCTTGAACTTGCCATCGGCATCGCGCGTGCGGTCGACAACCGGTTCCGCTACGGGTACGGCGGGCGCCTCGGGCTCGGCTACTGGCGCCGGCGTCTCCACTTCCTCCACAGCATATTTCGCCTGAATGTCCTTCCAATCGGAGGCAATACCGGCATCGACGTCTTTATCAGCGAGCATTAGGGTTGTCCTAGTTATCGACCACGAAATACTTTGCGCACGCGCTCCGGGGCTTCCGCCCAGGCTCGGTGTGCCATGCGTTCTGCGAGTTGATCCAACTGGCGCTCTTTGCCAGCGTTCGCCCGCGCAGCCTCTTTACGCTCGGCCTCGCGCCCTTCCCAGGGACGGGAGCCAGTGCGCAGCAAATCCTCACGGCGAGCTTTGCGCCCTTCGACCCATTGGCCTGTCACGGGTGACTGATAGCCGGGCAGATCGGGCTGAATGAAGTGAAGCGCTTGCGAACGGCGCGCAGCCGTTTCCACCAGCTCCTTGCGAACTGGGTCATAGACGAAGCGGCGGCGCATTAGTGGCCTATGAAGAAAAAGATTAAGAGAGGTGAGCAGAACGTCAAAAACAGCAATACCCATTCCCACCATTTGGGCGCGTCTTGGGGGCCTTCCGAAAATGCGCCGATCATTTAATTGATATCCCGGCCTATCTCGGCATCGGCCTTGGACACCGCGGCCTCATCGGAGGCCTTCGTCGCAGCCATCGAGGCGGTGACGATCTTCACCATGGCGTCCAGCTTGCCCATCATGAAATCGCGCTCGGTCTGGTGTTGGTCGGTCATCTGCTGGCGCTGGGTCGCCATCTGTTCGGTGAACTGCGTCTTTTGCGCGTCCAAGGCGTTCTTGCTGTCGTGCATCTGCCGGCGGCCTTCCTCGTGCATCTGCGCGATCTGCTCCTTGCTCTCAGCATGCAACTGCGCGATCTTTTCATCGCTCTGCGCCGATATCTGCGCAACCTGCGCGGCGGCTTGCGCCTTCCCCGCATTGGGGTCAGGAGGCGGCTTCGGCGCTGTCATCTTGTCAAACGCATCCTCGACCGCCATGCCCATGCGCGCGCGGCGAATCACCGACATCACGATCTCTTTGGCGGCATCGACCGGCAATGCCCCGTCCTGCACTAAGGGTGCTAAGCCGGTGAGCGTGGTTGAAATCGCCTGCAACACTTGCGACAGGCCCGCCATGTCGGAGGACATCGTGCCGGCAATGGTCGAATCGGTCTCGACATCGATACGGTACTGCTGCTGCTTCTCGGAGCGCATCACGCCGATCACATCCTCCCAGGTCGGCATCTTGAGCATCGCGGGGTCAATCGGCGCAGGACCTGGCGCCCCTTGTGGAGCGCCGGGCGGCATGCCGGGCGGGGTAGCTGGTGGCTGCGCCTGCGGTGCCATTGCCTGCATCTGTTGCTGCTGGAGTTGCATTTGCAGCATCTGTTTCTGTTCGGCCGTCGGGAAATTCAAATCGGTCATCTGGGCGAAGGTCTCCGGGGAGAACTTCTGGCCCATGACCGCGGCGGCAATACGGAGCAAGTCCCGCGCGTAGCGCTGCACCTCTTTTTGCATGCGCTGCAATCGCACCGAGCCGTAATTCGACTTTAAGTTCTGGGCGGTTGCCGTCTCGTTGGGATCGGTCGCGCCGCGGATGATGTCGGAGATACCCAAAATCTCATCAATGATGACCTTCTGGCGATCGCGAGCGTCATAGAGCGACGCTAGAATCGCGGCAGCCTTCTCCACCGGCATCCAACTGATTGCCTTGTCTAAGCCTCCATCGAGCCACGCTTGGGCGTTCTTGACCGGGGTGAGTTCGTTGTCATCCTTCGCGACCAGGTCGGCGAGTTCTGACAGCTTCGCGTCATACACGCCTCGCAAGCGCATCCCATTGACGATCTTGTCGATGCGCCCCGAGATCTTGTCGAGTTCGTTCGCCTGCTCCTGGTAGAGCGTGAACATCGGAATCGGTAAACGAGAGCCGGTGTTCTCGATGATCGCGAGCGGCTTGGGATTGGGGTAGAACCCCGGCACGTCGAACGGTGGCGCGCCATCGGCATTGTCTTTCGGGAAGAGCAGCGCCTCCAAGGTGTCCTGAATGAAAAACACCCGATTGCCGATCTTGTCCCAAATCTCCCAAAACTCCGCGATCTTCTGCGTCTCGCCCACCTGATCGCCCGGCTTCTTCGGGTCATCCTGTTCGGGGGCCGTAAATTTGATCGAGGCGATATCGTCCTCGGCGAACTTCTCCAGCGCATCGGCATGGGTTAACTTATGGCGAAAGCCGACCCAGGGCACCTCGCCCCACACCCGGCCGTAGCCCTCGCGGTAGTCGCGATAGTCGACGTGCTCGACGCACACATACTCGCCGTCCAATTCCTCTTCGGGCGCGGCCGGTTCATCATCCTTCGCCTCTGGATCGACCTTCGGCGGCACTTGGCTGATCTTCGGCACATAGCGAATACGCGAGACCCCGCGCCCCGGTAGGAGCCCATCGAGCACGTCGTTCTTAAGCGCATCATCGGTCTCATCGCCATCGACAAACACCGACA